GGAGAGCGACTCGCTGCCGGGGCTTTTTCCTGCGATAGACTTAGCAGTAGCAACGTGTCCAAAGTGACCCCGCCCTAACGTGACACGCGTGGTCCCTAGGTGCCGGGGTTGCCGCGCGCCTAGGGAGCGGAATTGGCTACATACCGGGTACTCATCGGCATTGACTACGCAGGAAAGCGCGTGGAGCCGGGTACTGTCGTGGACGATCTTCCCCCTAAGTCTGTGTCGTGGCTTGTTGCTCAGGGCGTTATCGAAAAGGCAGATGTTTCCGTTGTTGCCGATGCTGCGCCTAAGCCTGTTGAGCCTATTAAGCCGCGTGAGCCTCAGTCTCCTAGCAAGGGAGGCAAGTAAATGCCTACTTTCCGTCACGGTAAGCGCACGGTTGTGCTGCTGAATGGCACGGATATGTCGCCGTTCCTGAACGAAGCGACGCAGACGCAAGAGATCGAAACTGCGGAGACAACCACGTTCGCAGACGACGATAAGACGTACATCACCGGACTAGGCGATGGCACGATCTCTACTAGCGGACTGTTCGACGGCACCGCTAACGCATCGAATGATGTTCTGTCCGGCGCTATCGGTCAGGAAGATAACACTTTCACGGTGCTTCCTGAGGGCGCTACAGCCGGGTCACGATCCATCATCGCTAACGGTCAGTTGACTTCATACGAGGTTTCGTCCCCGGTTGGGGATGTTGTCGCTATTTCTGCGGAGGTTCAGGCAGACGGCGGCTTGTTCTCAGGGCGCGCGCTGAATGGCCTGCTTAACACGGGCACTTCCGCGTCACTCTCTGGGATTAACGACGGTGCTGCTACGTCAGGCGGTGGCTTGTTTAACCTTCACGTTACCGATAACACGCGTGATGGTGCCGCCACGGTTAAGGTTCAGCACTCTGCCGACAACGCAACGTGGGTTGACCTCGTGACGTTTACGGCTGTTTCGGCGTCGTCCATCACGGGCGAGAGCATCACTAGCACGGGCACGGTTAATCAGTATCTCCGTGCAGCACATTCCCTCGCCGGATCATCCGGCTCTATCACCTATCACGTTTCGGCAGCAAGGAGATAACTCAAATGCCCACGTTTAAGCATGGTAAGAACGCGTACTTTTCCCTTGACGGCACCGCAGCATCACTCGTCAATATCAGCAATACGCTGAACGAGATTTCGATGCCGCGCGAGATTGAGACAGCAGAGACTACTGCTTTCGGTCAGAACGATAAGACCTACATCACGGGTCTTGGCGATGCGACGATTTCGCTGTCTGGCATGTTCGATGCCACGGTCGATACGCAGATCGCAGGCAACATCGCGAACCTTAAGTCCGGTTCGGTTTCCAGCCTCTCGTTTGAGTACGGTCCCGCTGGTTCCGCTTCCGCGCAGCCTAAGTTCACGGGTGAGGCACTCATCACTTCCTATGAGGTTTCTAGCCCCGTGGGTGATGTTGTGACGTACTCGCTTGAGTTGCAGGTCACGGGCGGCGTTACAGGCACCACGTTCTAACTATTCCGGTTTAGAACTTTCCACGTTCCCTTTGTGGGCCAATGAAAGGAAAAGTAATGGCAGGTTTGCGGGACAAGATTTTTGCCGCTCAGGATATTCCTACTGAGGTTGTGAAGATTCCTGAGTGGGGTGTGGATGTTCTCGTGCGCGGTATGAGCGCGGGTGATCGCATCACACTCATGCAGAACGCGTTCGATCAGACAACGCAGCAGGTCAACATGAGCATCGTGTACCCGGATGTTGTTGTGGCTTGCACTTACGATCCTGAGTCGGATGAACCCGTGTTTACCGATGCGGATAAGCCTGCGATTCTGGCAAAGTCAAGCGCGGCAGTTGAGCGTCTGGCGAACGTCGGGCTGCGTTTGTCCGGCATCGGCAAGGATGAGCAGGACGCGGCGGGAAAAGATTCCTCCAAGTCGCAGAACGCAGATTCGTCTACGAACTAGCGCAGAGGTTGGGGAGGACGGTAGATGAACTCCTATTTGGGGGTCCGGGTCATCGTCCTCTCTCCTCGCTAGAACTGACGGAGTGGATTGCGCTAGAGCATTTGCGCGTGTGGGAGCAAGAGCAGGCGCAGAAAAAAGCGCGAAAGGGTAGGTAGTCGTGGCTGTCGCTAATGTTGTCGCTAAGTTCGAAGCGGACATTAGTGATGTTCAGGCGAAAATGGCGATGCTGCGCAGCAGTTTCGCGCAAGCAGGAGATTCCACAGAGGCGCTATCGCAGCGCATGGTGATGCTTGGCAACACGGTTTCGAATGTTGGCAAGCAGATGACGCTTGGTATTACTGCCCCGCTTGCTGCACTAGGCGTCATTGCTATTAAGACGCAAAAAGATTTCGAAGTATCCATGAATACGCTTGGGGTAGTTTCGGGTGCTGCTGCTGCTGAAGTGCAGGCACTTAGCGATTACGCAATGAAAATGGGCGCGGATACTGTTTATTCTGCTGGCGAAGCCGCTAACGCGATGGTGGATTTGGCTAAGTCGGGATTCACGCCTGCGCAGATTTCCGGTGGCGGTCTTGCTGCGACTATGGCACTCGCGGCGACAGAGGGCATGGCGCTGACCGATGCCGCTGTAACCGTAGCAAACGCTATGGCTACATTCGGTCTGGAAGCGAACCAGGCAAGCAGCATTGCCGATGCGCTCGCGGGTGGCGCTAATGCGTCTACTGCATCTGTCGAATCGCTTACGTCTGCTCTGCGTCAGGTTGGTCCCGGTGCTGTCAATGCCGGGATGTCGTTGCAGGAAACTGTAGCGACGCTTGCTGCGTTCGATGCTGCTGGTATTAAGGGTTCGGATGCTGGTACGTCGCTTAAGACAATGCTCATGCGGCTTGTGCCGACTTCTCAGGAAGCCGCTGATTCTATGCGGCAATTGGGTATCGACTTCACTAATGCTGACGGATCATTTAAGAGCATCACCGAGATCGCGCAGATTCTCCAAAATCGTTTGGGTGGTCTGTCAGAGGCGCAGAGGGTGCAGGCGCTTACGACTATTTTCGGGGCCGATGCGACACGCGCCGCGACTGTTCTAATGACTGAAGGCGCGTCAGGTCTGCAAACCTATATCGACGGCACTAATCAGTTGGGTGCAGCACAGGAACTTGCTAATGCTCGCATGAAGGGTACTGCGGGGACTCTTGAGCAACTGAAGGGCTCTCTGGAAACTGCTGCGCTAGTTATTGGCGAGAATCTGGCACCGACTTTCCAGGTGCTAGCGAATCTCGTTAAGTCTGTGACAGACGCGTTCCTTACTTTGCCTAAGCCGTTGCAGCAGATCACGGTTGCTGCTGGTGCGGTTGCCGCTGCTATGGGACCGATCCTATGGGTCGGCGGGAAAATCCTTGTCCTTATGGCGAGCATGTCGAAGGCGTTCGTTGCCGCGCGTGTGTCGATCACTTTAGCGTTTAGGCAGATTGCTGCTGGCGCTAAGGCTACTCAGATTCAGATTCAGACTTCCATGATCGCTGCGCGTACTAGCATGGGCGCTTTAGTTGCGGGTGCGCGTGCCGCTGGCGCTGGTTTCGTTGCCACGTTCCGCACGATGACGGGCGCTATTCGTGGATTCATGGCTGCGTTGGGTCCGGTAGGTATTGCGATTATTGGTGCGTCTGTCGCCTATGAAGTTTTTGTCGGCGCGCAGCAGGAAGCAGAGGACAAGGTTAATAGCCTTACCGATGCGATGAAGGAACAGAACGCGGTCATGGGTGAGGCTGTCGCTCTGCAACTGGCGCAGGATTTGCAGGAACTTGCCTACGGTTTCGCTGAGAACACAAAGTTTGTTGACGATCTCGCGGCGCTAGGTTTGACTCTGGATGAAGTCATCATGGCTTTGATGCAGGGTGGCGACGCTATGCAGCAGTTGACGACGCGCGTTAACGAGGCTGCCGCTGGTAACGATAAGTTGCGTATGGCGGCAGGTAATGTTATCGGCACGCTGGCGATGGAGAACGAGTCTGTCAATCAGGCGCGAGCGCAGTACGAGTCTTACAACACCGCGAAGGCGCTCGCTGCCCAAGTTACAGGTCAAGTTGCAGACGCTACTACTGGCCTGACCTCCGCTACTGTGTCAGCCGCTATCGCTGCTGGTGAAGCGATAGCGCCAACGCAGGGTCTTACCTCATCCATGACGGATCTCGGAACGGCTGCTGGTGAAACAGCAACAGAGATCGACATCATGCGCCAGGAATACAATGAGTGGATCTCCGTCACCGGACAGATTGCTGCGGTGGATACCGCTGCTGCGTCCATCGATAATCTCGGTGCTGCTTCGGTTGAATTCGGCACGAACCTGATGGGGCAGACGCCGAAGGCGCGTGACTTCCGTGGGGAAGTTGTTAAGGCGTTTGAGGATTCTGCTGCTGCTGCCGCGTCGTTGTCGGACGATATTCCTACGCAGCGCGCGATCTTCACCGGGGAACTTATCAAGATCGTGAACGCGCTTAAGGCGAGCGGGGTTAAGCCTAAGGATATCGAAGCGTTCCTAGGTGCGATGGACGGGCTTCCTGCGAGCGTGTCGGACATTATGCGCAGCGCGGCTAAGGCTGTCGGGGATACGGACTTTAAAACGCAGGTAGAAAAGGCGTTCGACAAGTCCGTCAAGGCGGGTGCGCCTATGACCGCTGACGCTATGGCACGGCTCGCGAAAGGCGCAAGCACAGCGGCTAAAGATCAGTTGGGTTTGACGCTTGAGCCCGAACTAGCATCCATTATTAAGAGCGGTACTACTGCGTTGCGCCCGACAGCCTTTAACAACGGTGAATTGACGGGACGGTCTATCGGTTCCGGTGCCGCCTATGGAATTAACCAGTCGTCGCCTGTTGTGATTGCTGCTGTGGAGCGGGTCATGGCTCAGGCGAAGGCTGCCGCTGATGCTGCTGTTGACGCTCGCTCCCCGTCGCGTGTGTTCATGGGTTTGGGTAAAGACATTGTTCAGGGGCTCGCTAACGGCATCACTTACAACATTCCACGCGCTACGGGTGCCGCGTCGAAACTTGCTAACTCACTTGCTCAGGCGTTCAGTCAGGCGCTCGCCGCTAACTCCGGGTCTGTCGCTAGCGCGATCTCGCAGGTGTTCGGGTCCT